GCCGGAAGTGCGCTCCGGCGGGTGCCCCACCCCCGGAGGAGGAGTCACAATCCCGTGCAAACAGCACACCTCTCCCCCTACCTCACCACATTCTTCGAATGCTTGCCGTCACTGCTACACATCAACTGCTACACTTCCTACATGGCCGTCGCTTCGCTCCAGCAGCAGAGGAATCCCTAACCCATGTCCAAGAACTACTCCTTCGAGGAGCTTCTCCGCTCACCTGATCTCCGGACCCAGCTCACCACTCCCCAGCTCCAGGACTTCCTGAACCGCCTGAAGAAGCTCTCCTCGGGTCTCGGCCGACCCTCCGCAGTCCCCGACGACTTCGAGCAGTTCTGCCTCAGCTACTCCCACAACCAATGGCGCTCTGCCAAGCACCTCCGCTTTCTCATCGACCACCTCCACCAGCTCCACGACCGCAAGATCACCCGCCTCCTGGTCTCCATGCCTCCCCGTCACGGCAAGAGCTTCACCATCGACAAGTTCTTCCCGGCCTGGTGGCTGGCCAAGCACCCCTCCGACCGAATCATCCTCACGGGCTACGGCGAGCAGTTCGCCCGCCGCTGGGGAGGCTCCGTCCGGGACCTCATCATCGAGTACTCCGACCAGTGGAACCTCCAGCTCAACCCCCGGACCACTGCCTCCGACGACTGGGAACTCACCTCCGGGGGCGGGATGCTCTGCGTCGGCGCAGGGGGCGCTCTCATGGGCCGGGGCGCGGACCTCTTCATCCTGGACGACGTGGTCAAGTCAGCGGAGGAAGCCGAGTCCGAGGTCTACCGCGAGAAGATCTGGGACTGGTTCCAGGCCTCGGCCACTACCCGTCTCCAGCCCAACGCCGTCATGGTCGGCGTCATGACCCGCTGGCACCAGGATGACCTGTTCGGCCGGATCATCGACAACTACGGGGACGACTGGACCGTCATCAACCTGCCCGCCGTCGCTGAGGAAGAAGATCCTCTGGGCCGGGCTCCCGGCGAAGGCCTGTGGCCCGAGTTCTGGGGGGACCCCGACTACTACCGGAAGCAGCAGGAGTCCCGTTCCCCCTTCTGGTTCTCCGCGCTCTACCAGGGCCGACCCACTCCCGAGGGCGGCGGCATCCTCATGCGGGACTGGTGGCAGTTCTACCACTCCACCCCCTCCGACTTCGACCAGATGATCCAGTCCTGGGACCTCGCCCTCAAGGACAAGGCCACCAACGACTACTCCGTGGGCCAGGTCTGGGGCCGCAAGGGGGCCGACCTCTACCTCCTCGGCCAGGTCAGGGGCCACTTCTCCCTGCACGAAGTCGCCAACCACATGAGGATGTTCACCGTCAAGTACCCCCGTGCCGTGGCCAAGCTGGTCGAGGACACCGCCATGGGTCCCGCCATCAAGCAGACCCTCACCCACGAAGTCCCCGGGATCATCCCCTTCCCGGCCAAGGGCTCCAAGAAGTCCAGGGTCGAGGCCTCCGTTCCCCTCGTCCAGGCCGGGAACGTGTTCCTGCCCGAGAACGACCAGGGGGTCAAGGCCAAGTGGGTGTGGGAGTTCATCGAGGAGTGCGCCGCCTTCCCCCGTGGAGCCAACGACGATCAGGTGGACGCCTTCACCCAGGCAGCCACCTACATCCTTCCTCATTCCTGGCGTCAGCTCCGTCAAGCTGCCCGCGAGGCGGCCGAGCTGGAAGAGATGCCAAACCCCCGGGATCTCCGCACGAAGTGGTTCAACGAGAAGGTCGACAAGTGGCGGCAGAAGGCCGACCGGTCCCACGCCGCCAACTGCCCTCCCCTCATCCGCCGGAAGGAGATCAGAGGGTGGTAACATACTGGTATGTTTCAAGCAAGTCGGCATCTTGAGAAGGCCCTCGCTATCGTCACCTCCGAGCTGACAGACCTGCGCGACCAGTACCGTCGGGAGCGCGAAGCCTGGGATGCGGAACGCAAGGAGCTTCTCGATCGGATCATGGCACTCACTTCTCCCGGCGCGATGCGGCAGTTCAGGCAACCGGCGAAGTCTCCTCCTCCGCTCCCCAAGGAACCGGCGAAGCGAAGAGTCAACTTTCCTGGCGTCTTCAGGCCCGACACGCGGCCACCCTCCCGGCCTCCGGGCATGTCCGACGAAGAGCTTTTGGTGGTGAAGGCAGCGACCAGCGAGGACTGATATGGCAACGTCCGTCAACGCTCCCAAGGTGGAGCTGATCTCTCACACCTACCCCCGCCACCAGTTCCCCGTCGAAGACGCGCCCGACGAGGAGATCATCGCGTACCGCGACCGGCACTTCGCCCAGTACTCCGCGTACCGCAACAAGCACATGCAGCGGATCTCCCGGAACATCTACTACGACCTGGGTCGTCAGTGGATCGAGGAGGACGCCGAGATCACGCTGGACGGCGCACGCGGCTTTGCCTTCCGGGAGATGTCCCAGTCCATCGACACGCAGCTGCCCCGGCCCGTCACCAACATGATCACTCCCGCCGTCGACGTGGAGTTCGCCACGCTGGCAAAGCGGCAGTGGGTTCCCAAGGTCGTGACGTTCTCCCGTGACGCCAGGGCCGAGGCCGCAGCCAGGGTTGCCGACGACATCCTCAAGGACAAGCTGGAGAAGGTGGGCTGGCAGGACCAGCGGGATCGGTTCACCCGGAACCTGATCGTCATGGGGACCATGACCATCAAGTCGTTCTGGGATGAGCCCTACTACGAGACCAGCTGGATCGCCTCGGACAGCGCCAAGCTGTGCCCCGCCTGCAAGGGGACGTTCTCCACGGGGACCATGCCTCTCTCCCAGGAAGACGAGATGATGGGGGTCGAGCCCAAGTCGTTCGGCTCGAAGTGCCCCATGTGCGACCAGGAAGGCATTACGGACCTGGACCTGGACGAGGATAGCAGCCACACGCTCGACGCGTTCGGCAGGCCCATGGGCCAGTACGTTCCAAAGGGTCAGCCCAACATCGAGCTGATCACACCCTTCGAGTACTACCCGGAGAACAGTGGCATCGGCGTCGAGCCCGGCGGCGAGAAGATGCACGGCATCGTCAAGGTGCGCTCGCTGGACTGGGTCTACGAGCGGTACCCCGACCTCGAAGGACAGATCGTCCCCGAGCCTGCCGAGGAGATGATGCGAGAGCATCCGCTCCTTGGCGAGTGGGACATCGTGGGCCGTTACGACTACGCGCTGGACGCGGGGATCTACGACAACCACGTCCGCGTCTACGAGCTGTACGCTCATCCCTCCTACCGGTTCCCCATGGGACGATCCATCGTGGTCGTCTCCCGCAGCCAGAACTTCATCGTGGAGAACGGGCCGCTGAACCGTGAGGTCTCCGACGACCAGGGCCGCACCTTCTCGGTGCCCAAGACCCAGATCCAGTCCGCCGTGTGGAAGCCGCGCGAGGGCGAGTTCTGGGGCAAGGCCCTGCCGGACGACCTGATCTCCCCGCAGAACCGGGTGAACGGGATTGACGCGCAGATCATCGAGGCCCGCGAGCGGATGGGCTCGCCCAACCTGATCGTGCCCGAGGACGCGGACCTGCAGGGTCCCGAGTTCCGGCAGAACTACGGGCTGGGCAAGCTGTACCGCTACTCTCTGTCGCCCCTGAACCCCCAAGCCAAACCCGAGGTTTTCGGGTCAGTCCTAATGCCTGCGGGGGTAAACCAGGAGCGACAGTCTTGTGTTGACGACATGACCCGCATCGTTGGTCCCTCCGACATCGAGGTGGGCGAAGCACCGCGCAACATCACCACCACCTCGGGCCTGCAGATCCTCGGAGAGCAGGCCGAGCGCCGCAGAGGCACCCGCGAGCGCGGGATCACCACCGCCTTCGAGAAGACGTGGAAGCACTTCCTCGAACTGATCTGGGTCCTGCGGATCGAGCCGGACACCTACGAGATGGAAAACCCCGACGGAACCTGGGAGCTGAAGCAGTACGACCGGATGAGCATCAGCGGGCAGACCAAGGTCAAGATCGAGCGTCAGGCCTACATCGACCAGAGCATCTTCAAGCGCGAGGCGACCCGCGAGGCCCTCGTCGACCAGCTGTACGATCCCTCCACACCGCTGGCCCGCAAGCGGCTGCTCGAAAACATGGGCCTGCCCACCGACATCAACGAGGACTCCAACCTGCAGATCGAGCATACCAAGCGGGCCTGGGCGGACTTCGTCGACGAGGGGAAGATCCCGGTGATCGACCCGAGCATCGACAACCCGATGATCCGATACCAGGTCTTCGGCACGCTGCTCCTGCAGGAGGAGGGCGAGGCCATGGCCAAGGCAGCGGGCTGGCCCCAGATCCTTCCGCTCATCGCTGGGTGGGAAGAAGAGCTGATGCGGGCCGAGGCTGCCGATGCCATGACCCGCGAGTTCTACGGTGGCGAACCCGACCCGGCCACTGCGCAGACCATGTACGCGCAGGCCATGATCCAGTACCAGGACGAGAAGACCAAGTGGGACGCCCTCGCCGCCCGGCTGCAGGACACCGGGATGGACGCGATGGAAGACCCGCTGATGCAGCAGCTCCCGCCTCCTCCGCAGGAGCCGCCGCCGCCCATCTTCCTTCCCAAGCAGATCGAACACAAGCTCTTCGGCATCTGGGGTCAGATGATCCAGAAGCGCGGAGGACCGCCGCTGCAGCAGCAGGGTCCCGTCGAGGGGCTCTCGGGTCCCAACGACCCGATGCAGGCGCTGCAGCACTTCATGAAGTTCCGTGCGGTTGTGGACGGCTACCGCATCCTGTCGCAGCGGGCAGCTCAGGGGATGCCTGCACCAGCCGCCCCGGGGTCTACCCCCGGCTCAGCCCCTGCACCAGCAGCGTAGAAAACATAGGAGTCGGTCATGAGCCAGATGCCAATGCCCCCGCAGAAGCGCCCCGGAGGCGGTCTTGGGGGGATGATGAAGAAGTACAAGGGTGCCGGGGGCGGTCCCGGTAAGATGAAGCTCCCGGGCGGTGGCGGACGTCGGAAGCCTCCCAAGGCTGGACCGATGGGCGGTGGAAGAATGCCCGGTGGCAACAAGATGCCGAAGAGCATGCCCAAGCCTGGCGGGATGGGCGGCGCAGGGCAGGCGACGCGGAAGCGGTGGGGTCAAGGCAAGCCCGGTCGCGGTCGCGGGACCATCGGCGCACAGCTGTCGGGTCTGCGGAAAACCATGAGGGGGTAACAGAGAGTGCCCAAGGCGTTGGAGCGTTCGTTGAAGCGCCAGGCTCGTAAGAAGGGTTTGGGTAGCGAGCGGGCCAACGCCTACGTCTACGGTACCCTCCGCAAGACCGGTTGGAAGCCCAGCCGTGAGCGGAGGGGAACCGTAGGCAATCAGACCAGAGGAATCCGAAATGCCTAAGAACCCCATGTACTTCGAGCCCGGGTCGACCAAGCACGGCGTGATGGTGAACCCCGAGCCCAACCCGTACAACCCCGAGCCTACGGCTCCTTCCTTCGTGGAGGGGTCCGGCGAGGAGGGCCTGGCACACTACGGGTCCACCGCGATCAGCCCCGCACCTGGCGGGCTCGTCGCCAAGATCTTCGAGTCGCTGCGGATGATGGGCCAGGACATGCCCGAGTCCGGCTGGGCGACCCAGTCCGACCTGTCCCCCATGTCCGATTGGTGGGATCAGTCGATGGGAAGTCTGTCCTTCCTGAACCCGTTCCCCCAGAACCGGGGCGAGGAGTTCTCCCGGCTGGCCGATGCGGCTACCGGCGCGATTGCCGGGGCCGGGCAGAGCTTTGCCAAGAAGGCAGCGGGCAGGATGAACATGCAGGGATTCGACGAGGCCATCGGGAAGAGCGCCCGGATCGGGAACCTGGACGAAATCTCGGCCAAGGTGCGGGGCACACCGCCCAACACCGCTGCGCTGGACGCGAAGTACCCCCGGGCCAGTCCGCAGGGCGTGGGTGACTGGCGGTACGGTGCCAGACGTCCCAACCCGCTGGAGCAGGAGTACTACGTCCCGCTGCAGCAGCTGGGCGGCAGGGCCAAGAAGGCGTTTGCCGACGCCCTGGCGCAGCTGGTGGACTGATGCGACCGCACCAGCACCACTGCCCGTACTGCAACAAGATGTACTCCTGCCGAGGGTTGGACTGCATCGAGGAGGCCGGGGAGGAGATCACCTGCCCCCACTGCGAGTGGGACACGAGGGACGCGGATGAGAACGATCATCTGTCCAACCTGTAGGACCGCAGCGGTGGGACCGCTGCCAGCCAACGAGAAGATCAAGATGAGCCGGTTCACTGGAAAGTACCCCATCGTGGTGAAGTGTTTCCGGTGCACCGGCAGTTTTCGTGTCAGCCCAGCTGAGTTCTTCCGTCTACCGGACGAGCCTGAAGAGACCAAGTAGTTTGGCAGTATGGTAAAGTACTGAACAGAGCGGGTCTACCCCGCGAAGAGGACCAGATGCCTGATTTTGAACCCGACGTTGAGATGGACATGACGGATGACGCTCCTGACTCGGACTCCCCTGAGCAGGAGGTCGACGAGGCGTACGACCCCGACCTTGAGGAGGACGAGGGAGACGACGCCGACGAGACCCCCGACGGTGACGATGACGACATCGACGTAGACGAGTACGACGACACCATTGAGGATGAGGACGCGGAGAAGGCTCCTGCCACGGGGCGCAGCCCGGCCTTCGACAAGCTGCTCGCAAAGTACGGCGGCGACTATGACGCAATGGCCGCTGCCTACTTCGAGCAGGCCAATTCCACCTCCAAGCTGTACCGCGAGTTCCAGGAACTCAAGGAGGTCCTCTCCCGCAAGGAAGCGGATCCCAAGGCAGCCGAGGAGTTCATCAGGAGCGACCCCTACGTCAAGGAAGTTCAGGCGGAAATGGGTTCCATCCAGCAGGAAGCCCAGCGCATTCAGCAGGAGCAGTACACCCTGATCCAGCAGTACGGACAGCTTGAGACGACCATCAAGGGGCTGGAGGGCGAGCTGAAGAGAGCAGACGAAGTCGACGCGGTGACGATCAGGCAGGACCTGAGCGAACACAAGGCGGCGATGAAGGAAGCCCTCCGAGACTTCAACTCCAACAAGCGTGAGCTAGCCCAGCTCGACCGTACAGCCCGGGGAGTGCAGAGGACGCTTCGAGACGCTGAGGCCAGGGCCAGAGCCAGGATGGACAACGAGAACAAGGCGAAGCTGACTGAAGCACAGACAGCCCAGCTGGCGGGCCGTGACTTTCTCCACACGATCAACTCGGAGATGGAACGGTACGGGATCCCACAGAACTCGCAGAAGTACAAGTTCGTCCGGACCATCGTCCGGGACAGGCTGTTCAACCACATGTCCCAGATGAACCCGAACGATCCTGCCATCGACATCGAGGAGGCTACACGCTACTTGATGCAGGAGGCAGCCGAGCATATCGGGTTGCAGCCTGCGAAGTTCCAGAAGGTCTCGAATCTGAAGAGGGGTGCAGTCACTCCTCAGAGGAACGCCCGAGCAATGGGCTACGGTGGCAAGAAGGCACCGCCAACAGACCCGACCGGCAAGTACTGGTCAGCCGAGTACGCGATGAAGCGTGCGGAGAAGCTGCTGGGGTAGTCGGTCCAAGGAGTAAGTCATGGCTGGTGAGTTCCAGAATCTCGGCGTGGCGCTAAAGACGGTCTATCCGTCGAAGGCCCTGGAGCCGATGCTCAACGAGGAGGCCCCGTACCGGCAGAAGCTCAGCAAGAGCGTTCCCGCTGGCGCGAAGGTCTCCAAGGGCGACGTGAAGTTCAACGGCGTCCTGGCCCTCCCGCAGAACGTGGCACAGATCCTCGACGGTGAGGATCTGATGGATGCCGCCGAGCGATCCGAGGTGCAGTTCAACCTCAAGCCCACCATCTTCACCGCGACGATGAACATCGGGTGGCTGACCCGCAAGGCAGCCAACGACGACACCTCCGCGTGGAACGGTGGTGAGGTCCGTCGGCGGACCACCGAGACCGTCAGCAACCTCGGGAAGTTCATCGAGTCCACCTACGTGGGCACCTTCGGCAACGGCGTCCGCGCCTACGCCGAGTCCTCGGTCGCTGGCAGCGTCACGCTGGCCAAGCCCGAGGGCGTCAAGCTGATCCGGCAGGGGATGAAGGTCTCCTTCCGTGACGGCACCACCCTGACATCCCCCGCGCACGCCACCGTCGACGGCGTCCGTGTGGCGAGCGTCAACAGCGACACCCGGGCCATCACCCTGTCGGGCGTGGCCGACCACACCGTCATCGACGCGGACGACCCCATCATGGTGGTCTCCAAGAGCGGCATCACCACGGACATCAGCACCACGTTCGCCAACGGCATGCGCGGTCTCATCGACGATGGCACCTACGCCACCAGCATCCACGGCGTCGACCGGACCACGGTCGGCAACGAGAAGCTGAAGTCCATCGTGAACGCCAACGGTGGCACCCTCCGCAACCTGACCGAGCAGATCCTCATCCGGACCTGCCACAAGGTTCGTGAGGAGTCCGGCAAGCGCGTGACCGACATCTGGACTGGCCCCGGCCAGATCGAGAAGTACATCGAGTTCGTCGCGCCCGACCGGCGGCGTGCGGTCGCGGGTGGGTCCTACGACAAGTCGACCGGCTACAAGGAGGATCTGATTCACTACGCCCCCGGCGTGGCGCTCAAGATCAACCTGTCGTTCGACGTCATCCCCCGCGAGCTGTTCCTCCTGTCCTGGGATACGTTCTTCCACTACCAGGCGCAGGAGATGCAGTGGGTCGACGACGACTCCCTGCTCCACCTGGCCATCGGGACCTCGGGTCACAAGGCCAGCTGGTACGCGTACATGGCCTCGTTCGAGAACATCGGCTGCGACATGCCGGTGGCGAACGCGGTCGTCCGGGATCTTCGGAGCCCTGACATCGGCGACGTCTAAGAGCTACGGCTCTAAGGGTGGGGGCATTGGGTCCCCACCCTCTTAACATCTCTTAGGAGGAGGAGGTAGAGATGAGTGGAATTCCACGCAGAGCAATCGAGGACGGGGCCATCACGCCAAAGAAGCTCGCTTCCAGCAACGTTGATGGCTCCTACTTCTACGAGCGCATGAACTACCAGCCGGTCTGCACGGATGCAGCCAGCTGGGGTTCCGCGCCTCCCACCGGTGCCGACGACTCGTACTTCAACGTTCACTTCCGCAACGGGATCGTCAACGGGCACTACATCGGGGCTGCCACGATCCTGGGGCCGTCTCAGTACCCGGCGAGTCCTGGTGATGCCACGCAGGGAGTCGGGCTCGACCTGGCCCTCGACAAGGCAGTCGGTGAGGGCAGCGAGTACGTCTGGGACGTGGACGGCGTCGGCGGCTTCGGCGAGTTCGCCTACGTCGTGGGGTCAGGCCCGGCAACGCAGATCAAGGGCACCTTCGTTCTCTCCGACGTTTCCGGGGTCTCGGAGTTTGCCGTTGGCTTCCGCAAGACCGAGGCTGGCGTTGCGGCGATCGACGACTACACCGATATGGCAGTCATCAACGTCCAGGCTGGCACCATCAACGTGGAGACCATCCTCAATGATGGGGCCACCGCTACCACGGACACCGGCCTCACCTGGGCCGACACCGAAGAGCATGAGCTGAAGGTCGTTCTCGGAATCGCCGACAACGGCGCTGCGAACGGCGCGGGCGTGGCCCGGTTCTTCGTGGACGGCGTGGAAGTCGGTGCGCCCTTCACCTTCGACACGGGTGACACCCTCATCCCGTTCATCCACCAGATTCAGACGGCTGACGCAACCGAGGTCATCGCCATGGAGATCGAGGTTTCGCAGCTGACGGACGTGGACGACTACTTCGTTCACTGACACTGAGTCATGGAACTAGCTAACTGGGCCGTCGGGGTCTCGCCGGAACTAGATGGTCTCCTGCCAGATCCCGAGGCCCTGCCCAAGCTGCATCACAAGGCTGCAACAGACTTCTTCTCTGCTCCCGGGTGGAGAGAGGTCACGGTCGAGTACACCTGTGTACCGGATCCCGTGTATCCGTGGGATCCGGGCATCATGAAGAAGATCTGGCAGTACGCGCCGGACGCCGTGCCGATGTGGGTCCACTGGGTCTTCCGGTCACCGGAAGCATCCGAGAACCCCCACGACGTGGTGTTCGGCAGGCACGCCCTTGGGCGTGTCATCAAGAACGTGCGATCCGAGCAGATTCCCTTCCAGTGCGACATGCCTACCATGCCGTGCAAGGGCCTGAAGTTCGAGCGGCCAAACTCCATCTGGTTCATCCACGAGGGAGCCCGCCCGAAGGAACGGTACGTGGACCTGCCCGGAGAGTACTTGCCGTTCGACGAGCAGCTGCTCCACAGGGTCCGGGAGGCCTCTCAGGGCTTCCGCATGACCGACAAGGAGTACAAGGAGCATCTGCGCCAGGAGCTGCTGGGCAACGTTCTGAAGGGTATGCAGCGACGTAGGGCTGCGGTCGAGGCCGACAAGGAGGCCCGGGACCGGGCGTTCCACTCCTACGCTCAGCCGATTTTCGACAGTCTCTCGGACGTCGAAGTTGCAGAGTTCTTGGCACGTAGGATGGTAAACTCTCAGTAGCGGGGTCTACCCCCGGAGGAGAAAGCATGGCCACACAGCCGCACGCGTACACTCCGAACTTCAAGCCCCAGAAGCTGAAGTTCATCCTGCTGAACTCGACCCCGGAGGAGATCGTCCTCCGGTGGGCGGGGCTTCAGCTCACCCTTCCCCCGTCCGATCAGGTTGGGCACCGGCCCGGCGCATTCGATGACGGGGAGAAGATCCCAGGCTCCTATCTGATCGAGGACGCCTACACCTTCAACGCGGATGGCACGATTCCGGCAGCTGGGTCTCCCCACAACTGGCTGGCAACCGAGGCGATCCGCAACCTTCTTGGAATCAACCCGAGGACCGGAGAAGCCATCAGCCCGTTCGCCATGAAGGGAATCTCCGTCGTTGCGGAGGAGCCCACCCGTGAGATCGTCGCTGAGGTCCAAAAGGATGGCATGAAGCGATTCGAGCAGTTCCTCTGGGACTGGGCCAACGAGACCGTGACCGGCTACGAAGTCGCACGGGACAAGGCTTCAGCCGCTGGGGTGAACGCCCGGCCCCCGGGTCGGGACTACGATCGCGCCATGCGGATCCTGCAGGGCACCAGCGGACAGAGCCGCGAGGTCGTGGAAGAGGCTGCCGACGAGAAGTTCCTCCAGCAGGAGGCCGAGCTTCGCATCATGGCTCTTGAGATGGCCGAGCAGGCTGCCAAGGGCCGCGAGGTCGACAAGGCCGAGCTGGCGGACCAGCTGCTCGCTGACCCCCAGGTCAAGCAGCACCTCAAGCGGAAGTGGTCCATTCGGAAGCGGGGACACCTGCCCGAGAAGGAGGAAGCCAAGGCGTAGGGAATGTACTACAGCACGATCTCGGACCTGCTGGCCGACGTCAGGAGTTTCTACGACGACACCAACAGCACCCTGTATTCCGACCCGACCAACCGGACCAACCGGCTGCTCATGTACTACAACAGGGCTGTCGACGAGATCTGGGCGCAGTTCCCCTGGCAGTTCAAGTACGCGACCATCGCCGACGACTTGGCTGCTGGGGAGCTGACCCTCCCCGCAGACTTCGCCAACGTCGGGCCTGACGGGTACGTCTACAAGACCGGGTCCAACCAGTACCCCTACGTCGAGACCGCGTACCAGGACCTGCTGGCCATGCGCCAGCGGCCCGCTGCGTACCAGACGTACCAGTTCTACGCCATCGGCCCAGGCGCTGCGAACGACGAGCAGAAGCTGATGGTCGTGAACCCCGCCGCAATCGACAACCTCACCATCAGCTACGAGAGGGTCCCTCCCCGGCAGACTTCGACGTCGCAGCCGGTTGACGGCCCGCCGTGGCTGCACGATTGCATCCTGGCCGGAACGTTGAGGAACAGCATGGAGAGCCTCAACGACGGTCGTGACTGGGAGATGAAGTACCGCGTTGCGCTGAGCAACGCAATCAAGAGGGGCCGTCAGCTTCGCTCGCGTGCCCAGCAGATGCCCCTGTCCGTGGGCAAGTGGTAGGAGAAGACATGAAGACCAAGGCTCTTTTCGTTGCGGCACTGCTGCTGGTCGCCTCGGTGGCCGGGGCACAGAACACCGCGAACTTCACATACAGATACGACGTGGACTCGGCCACGCTGACCTACTGCGTGCTCAGTGGCCAGAGCGGAAGCGCCTTCGGCGGGTCCATGCCTGGACAGGGGATGATCGAGACCTCCGGGGCTTCCACCACGCTGACCGGGGTGAACGCCTCCGACGACGCCTTCACCGGGGTTGGTGTGGGGGACGTGCTACAGATCGTGCCTCCTGCTGGCAGGACCCAGGAGCTGCGGGTTGTCACTGCAGTCACCAGCGTGGACGAGGTCACAGTGAACGCTGCGGTCGACCTGACCGGTGGGATCACCTACAGGTGGCTCGACCTGCAATGCGGCACCGGCCTGGCTGACGGCTGGATCGACGTGGTCCGGGGCAGCCAGTTCGAGATGGGATGGGGCATCACGGTCCAGTACGACGACGGTGACCTGACCGGCGGACTGGCCATGCGGATCGAGTGCGTCAGCGGCGGGCTCGGCGAGCAGCCAGTGATCGTGTACCCGGGCGAGAACGACGGCTGCGGAACCGGTGGAGTGCTGAACGGCAACCAGTGTGAGTTCGCCACTGCTGGCATCGACTCGCGGCTCTCAGTCGTCAATGACTACAGCACCTGGTCGGCCTGCAGGGTGGGCCTTGCTGCGGTGACTTCCGACACGGACGGCACCATCGAGGATGTCACCGTTACCCTGGTGACGAGGTAGCCATGAAGAAGACCCTCTTCTTGCTTCTGTTGCTCATTCCCTTTCTGGGCTACGGGGACGAGGTCCGCACTGCTCGTGAGCAACCTGGTGGACCTGCATCAGGGGAAACCCCTGCGTGCGAGCAGATCGGCGGCTCTCAGCCAGACAACTGGTTCACCGTCTATGGTACATGGCTGCTTCCTTCCAGCCCGGTCTTCTCTGGGGTGTTTGCGGTCCTCGACTCTACAGGTAACCCAAGCTGGCAGTTTGATGCGATCAACGTACCGACCTTGAACGGGAACAACGTCGTTACCGACGTCGAAGTCTTCATGGTGTCAGACATCTCTGGGGCAACCCTGCCGTTCACCCTTGCCCAGTTCTCTTCGGATACCTCGGGTATTACCGGGTACTGGAGCTTTGGTGGTGAGCCCGACGCGAGCATCCAAGACGAGATCGTCACCAATACGTACTCCGGGGGCTCGGTTGACTGGTGCTCCATCCTTGGAGACCCGAATATCTTGGACGTCGGGGTTCAGTACGTCGATGCCTGTGGCAATGGCAGGGGCGACTACACCTCGGTCACTGTCCAACAGGCTTACCCGTACAATGCTTCGTACAATGTGGGGCCGGGGCCAGTCACAGTGAACGCGAGCGACTACTTTGTTGGGGCGGGCAGGACCAACCTTGGGATCTCGAAGACCAGTGGTAGTGGTTACGCCTCCAGCATCGAGTATTCTTGCGCTGAAACTGGGCTAAAAGTCTTCTACATTGACACCGACGTGGCCTCGTGTGGTGACACTGAGATCACAAACATTCTCACTGTTACAGATGTGGGGTGCCCGTGATGAAGAAGCTACTGCTGGTCCTGGCGCTGCTCCCGGTTCCGGGGTGGGCACAGATCAC